AAGTTTGATAAGGATACAACATACAGTAGATTAGAGTACCACAAATTAGTAAACAATTCAGTTACGGTCATTAATAAGGCGTATAAGTGTAAGGTAAACTCAAACAGAGCTGATTATCTCGGTGATGAGATACCGTTATCACAAGTTCCTGAGTGGGCTAATTTACAACCCACAACTGTAATTGATAATGTTGATAGACTGCTATTCGCTTATTTCAAAATGCCTGAGGCTAATACGATTGATACTTATAGCCCTCTCGGTGTAAGTGGCTTTGATAAGGTTAGGGGGCTTATTGAAGAGGCTGATAAACAATATTCTCGTATGCTTTGGGAGTTTGAGGGTGGAGAACTCGCTATTGATATTGATAGAGACGCTTTGAAGTGGGTAGACGACCCTAACAACCCCGAACAAGGCAAGTCTGTGGTAAAAAGGTTACAAGACAGATTGTATCGTAGGGTAGATTTAAACGAGGAAAATACATATAACATCTTCTCTCCTGCATTAAGGGACCAGTCTTTAATTAATGGTCTTAACTGTATCTTAATGCGTATTGAGGATGGCGCAGGAATATCTCGTGGCACTCTCTCTGATGTTATTAGTGAGGCAAAGACTGCCACAGAATTAAGAATGTTGCGTATTAGGAGTTATGAGACAAACACCCATATCCAAAAGGCTATACAACACGCTTTGGCAGACACGATATATGTTATGAATGTACTTTGCGACCTGTACGAGATTACTCCTGACGGTGAGTACGAAGTTTCTTATGAATGGGACGATAGTATCATTAACGATAGTGATACTGAACTTACCAAGAGAATGATACTTATACAGAACGGTATAGCAAGTAAACTTGAAACTCGTATGTGGTATTTTGGTGAGACAGAGAGGCAGGCAAGAGAGGCACTTATGCGAGTTCAAGAGGAAAGTCTCGAAAGCGTACAGCAGAATATCGAACAAATGGATATGCTCGGGCAAGTTCCAGAAAGCAAGAAAGAGGAAAGTCCAAAAGACTACTCTAATAATAACGGCAATTCTAATAACAACTCTAACAACAATTTTAGGAGTGGTGACAACCAGTACAGTAGAGAATGATTACTGACGAACAGATAGAGCAGTTATTATACGGCTACACAAAACGGCAAGATGAATTTAATCTATCTGTGCTTGAAATAATAGCAGGAAGATTATCTAAACTTGCCGATTTTGATAACATTTATAGTTTAGGTTCAGCGTCTTTTACTACTAAGGACGTAGCCGATATTACAAGGGCCCACCAAGATTTCATCAAGAAACAAAAGAACGCCATTTATGATGATTTCTGGTGGATTGCCCTCATTCTCTATGGGGAAGCTCTGGCTTTCTATGAAACACAGGTAGAACTTAGGGCTAATACAGAATTATACCAAACAGTTATGGCTGCAATAAATGAGGCTCAATTACAACTGGAGCAACTATTAAAAAATCCGGTGCTTGTAATACGAGATTTGACAAAACCTGGGGCTCTCACCGCTTTAAGTCTTGAAAGAGCCTACAGGTCCTTAATTAGTGAAGCGTTTAGTTATCGTAACTTACCAAACGAGTTACGAGACATAGCGTTAAATCGTTCAAAAACGCAGGTATTTAATAGTGGTGTGCGATATACGATAAACAATTCATCTGACAACTCGGAGCGTGTTACCAGCTCAAATAGAGCTATTAGATTTAATGTGCTTGACAGTATGAAGAAGCTAATAAACAAAATGCAAGATGTTATGGGAGCACAATTTGGAGCAAATGCAGTTGAATTGTCTGCTCATATATATCCTGCACCTGACCACGCGCCTGCTCAAGGACACCAATTCTCTCTTGAAGAAGTTGAAAAAATGCAGAGTGGTGAAGATTTTAAGGACCTTAACGGCAATAGTTATGTTGGATTTGAGCGTAATATCGGTCAATGGAATTGTAGGCACTATTTTATGAAGATAAAAAAGGGTGCTGAACCACGATATACACAAAAACAACTTGACAAGATACTGGAAGATAACGAGCGTGGTTATACTGATGAAACTGGCAGGCATTACACACTATACGAGTGTACTCAAATACAACGTAGATATGAACGAGAGATACGTGGGGCCAAAGAAAAATATTTATACGGTAAGTTTTTAAACGACAAAAATATGATGGCAGCGGCCAGAAATCGTGTTGGTGTTTTAACTACTCGATATAAACAATTTAGTCGTCAATGTGATGTGCCCATTAAGTTAGAGCGAATAAGGGTGAAAGATTACAAATAATATTGACGGGCTTGTTAAGGAGGTATAAAATAAGTATGTGGAAATAGGTTCTTTGATAATAGTGGCGAAAGCCTTTATTATAGTCGCACCCAAGACATTAAAATAGGGTACATTCAACGCAGGACTGCAACTGCGGGGTTATAAGTAAAGCAGATATAAAGAATGTTTTAGGAGGAACTTTTCGTGAACATTAAGGACATTTTTGACAAGGCAGAAAACGGCACTTTGACATTTGCTCAATTTGAGGCTTTTACTAAAGAAGGTGGAGCGAAGTTCGCTGACCTGTCTGAAGGAAAGTATGTAAGTAAGGCAAAGTATGACGACGACATTAGTGCTAAGGATACATCTATTGCTACCCTTAACGACACTATTGCACAACGAGACACGGACCTTGCTGATTTACAGTCGAAGTTAAAGGACGCTGGTACTGACGCCACAAAGCTATCAGAATTACAAACCAATTTTGATACTTTGCAGAACAAGTACACAACGGATATGCAAACATACCAGCAAAAGTTAGCTGACCAACAGTATGAATTTGCAGTCAAGGAATTTGCTAACGGCAAAAAGTTCACCTCTAATGCCGCAAAAAGAGACTTCACAACCGCTATGGTAAGTGCAAAATTGAAGTTTGACGCTGACAAGGGTAAGATACTCGGAGCTGACGATTTCGTTACCTCTTATTCAGAGGATAACGCAGACGCTTTTGTTGTTGACAATCCAACTCCAGATAAGACACCCGAACAGAGTACACAGCCTAAGCCTCAGTTCTCTGCTCCTACAGGCGGTACAAGTACAACTCCACAGGGTGGAGACCAACACGGGTTGTTCCATTTCAGTTTTTCTGATGTAAGAGGAACACCAAACAATAAGTAAATAGAAAGGACGGTATTTAATTATGCCCGTAAATCCCAATCTTAACGCAAACTTAAACTACGCAACTGAATATCTTAGTGAACTCTCACAGTGGTTCCCGAGAGTGCTGATGTTCGGCGACCTTTACGCTACTCCTAATAACAACCGTTATAGATGGACTGGCTCAAAGACAATCGAAATTCCGTCAATCAGAACATCTGGTAGAACAAACGGTGACAGAGACGCTATTGGTACTGCACAGAGAAACTACGACAACGCTTGGGAGCCCAAGACACTTTCAAGGCACAGACAGTGGTCAACACTTGTTCACCCTAAGGATATTGACGAGACAAACTATGTTGCCTCTATCGCAAACATTACTCAGGTTTTCAACGAAACACAGAAGTTCCCCGAAATGGACGCTTACACAGTCTCAAAGATTTTTACAGATTGGTCTAACTCTGCCGTAGTTGATGAACAGGGCAACCCTATGGCCGCTGATACAACTGTTCTTACAGTACAGAACATTCTTGGTGTATTCGACAACCTTATGTTGAAGATGGACAACAACAGAGTTCCTGTAAACGGCCGTATTCTCTATGTAACAAATGAGGTCAACAAGCTCCTCAAGGACGCTGACGGTATCTCTCGTTCTATGGATATTACTCGTGGTCCTAACGCAATCGACCGTAGAGTAAACAGACTTGACGAAGTACAGATTAAGCCTGTTCCCGCAGAGCTTATGAAAACTGCTTACGACTTCACAGAAGGTTGGAAGGCAGACGCTTCTGCCCAGCAGATTAATATGTTCCTCGTTCACCCGCTTGCAGTTATTACTCCTGTTACCTACGAGTTTGCAAAGCTGGACGCTCCTTCTGCCGTTACAAACGGTAAGTATTACTACTATGAGGAGTCTTTCGAGGACGTATTCATTCTCAACAAGAAGGCAACAGCTATTCAGTTCAATGTTACTTAATGAGGAGTAATTATGGCAAAGGTCAAAGTTCGCAGAAATAACGAAATTCTACGCATAGAGGAGTATCTTGTACAGAGTTTTGTTGATAACGGATATGACGTTATTGATGAACAGGGAAATGTGCTTATCAAAGCTATTCCGACAGACCCCGTTCAGCTCAAAGCAGAGTATTTGAGACTGACAAAGGAAGTCGATGAGCTTAAGGCACAGCTCGCTAAAGCACAAGAGAAGCCGGCACCAAAGAGAACAAAGAAGTCTGACGAGCAATAAGAGATATTAAGAGGGTTTCAAAATGACATATTACTTAACTTATGATGAATATACAGAGATGGGTGGTACGATTGATGAAGCCCTCTTTGATACTCTTAGGCTTGACGCACAAGGATATATTGATTGGTATACATTCAATAGACTTTGGGACGAGGAAGAAATACCAGAACGTGTAAAGATTTGTATGTTCCAGCTTATTAAGTTGCTTGCGGTTAAAAATAACATACTTACACCAGATGTTAGTGCAACTCGTGGTATAAATGTCAACGCAGAAGTCACCTCACAGGCCAATGACGGAGTTTCAACAGAATACGCCGTATTAAGTGCTGATTTTCGTTACGATAAAATCAAGAATGAGATTTCAAATTGCGTTACCAGATATTTAAGCGGTGTTGTTAATAGTGCTGGTAAGAAACTACTGTATAGAGGACTGTACCCTAATGAGTAATTTTCCATTTGCTTGGTGGGATAAAACCATAACAATTTATAATAAGTTCGTTGACCCTGCAAATCAGCGAGTTAGCTGGTATCGAACAGTAGTGGAAAATTGCTTTTGGAAGGCTACGAATACATTATACACACTTGGTCGTTACGGTATGTCGTCACTTGGTGTTCAGCTTGAAACAAAGGACGTTATTTGCAGAATACCTAAAGATGATAGATTTGTGGATAAGCGCACTTGGCAAGAGCTTGATGATAAATCTGGTCACTTCACTTTGGGCAATGGTGATATAATAATATTGGGCGAAGTTGAAGATGTGATAGATGATTACACACCAGGCCAACGCTCGACTGATATTGTAGCAAAGTATAAGGAGTATGACGCTTGTATTGAAGTTGATACCTATGTTGATAACGTACAGACTGGTATTAACCTCGAACATTACAGGGTTGTAGGTAAGTAATATGTCAACAGATGTTAGATATTCAGTTAAAATGACTCCAGGTATAAAAAAGTGGGGCTTCGGCTGGATAGACTCCTTAGCTCAAATCTGTCAACCTGCAGGAATGCAGTCACTCGCTGGTGGTTATAGGTACTACATAAACAAGTTCGTACCTAAGGAATCTGGAACTCTGCGTAAGGAAGCGAAAGCCGTATCTAAAATTGGTGGAGACCGTGGTGCTGGTGGTAACGGCACCGGTTCTGCAACTATCTATTGGGGATATTCTGGCAAATCCGAGAAGTACGCTCACTATCAATTTATTGGTGACGTTTATGGGCCTAATAAAGCAGTTGTAGTTAATGGTGAGCATAGAGGTTGGCGTTCTCCAAAGGGTAAGAACCAGAAGTATAACACGCACAGAAAAATGGGTGAACCGTTTGAATACGAGCTTCACGACGGCACACTTATACAAGTTAAGGGTTATACAGTTCGTGGTACAGGCTATAATTGGATAAAGAAATTCCAAGAAGATGGTGGAGATTTTGGCGAGAAGGCAATAAACATTCGTGCAGGTAGATACTTATACGAAATGTTTTGTGTAAAGTCTCACCCTCCGATAAAACCGGTCGGAGGTTTACGAGTTTATCGTAGCTGGAATCAGATTAAGCATAGGACAGGTTAACAATGGATAAAAACAAAGCCATTTTAGATTTTATTACAACATACTCTGGCATAGAGTCCAGTCCTATATTTGTCAACTTCATTAACGCCAAGTACAATGACGTACAGTTTATGACTTCCTCAAATGACGTGTCGCTTAATAGAACCTTTGTCGATGGTAGTATTCTTAAAAGATACACGTTTTCATTTATCATAACCAAGTCCATTACAAACCTTGCAGTTGCTAAGGACGGTATGCTTAGTGAAAACATTGATGATTTAGCAGATATTCAAGCCTTTATGGATTGGATAAATGTCCAGGGAGATAATCGTAATTACCCGGACTTTGGCGAAAATTGTGTTATTGAAGAAATGCACACTACGTCAGAAAACCCGTCATTAGACGGTATTAACGCACAAGTTACTCCTGTTCTCGCATTATACAGTATGGAGATTAGGATTGACTACATAGATTACAGTAAAGTTATTTGGTCATAAGAAAGGAGATACAGTTATGGCTATTAGTAAGTTTAACCTTAACACTCACCAGAGAGCAGAGCGTAAGTTACTTATTACCGTTGCAGAATGGCAAGATGTAACAGACGGCAAGTATTATGTTGTTCAGGAAAGCGAACCTGCTGACTGGGCTACGAAGTTCACAAATTACTTCACCAGAACAGGCTCAACTGCACCTTACACATACGAGGCTGTTACAGGAGATACTGCTCCGGCTTGGGCTACATCTACTTACTACACAAGAGTTAATCGTGAAATTCTTGGTAGAAGAACAGAGGATAGCTCTATTGAGTACAACGCTGATATTGAGACAACCACAGACATTCTCGGTATCAACTATACAGACCTCAACAGGACACAGCCTCAGCAGGACTTCGACCCCTACCTCATTCTCGGTGGTTCGTTGCTTGGTGAAAAGCTGAACGACATTCGTAAGAGGAACGCTCTCACAGAGCTTTCTGCATTTACCCTTTATGTCATTACGGCATTCGTTGGTAACGCAGAGAACGGCTATGAGGCAGAGAGACATACAGACTGCACCATCACATACAACTCCATTGGTGGTGACTCCAATGTAAATATGCCTATCTCTGCATACTTCTCTAACGCCATTACAAATGGCCTTGTTGATAAGTTAAGCGACGATTTCGTATTTACGCCTGATGTATAATTGTTGATTTAAGTACCTCCTGTATGAGATAATATGCTCATACAGGAGAATACTTAATTTTTGGAGGATTTTATGATTGACGATACTATCAAGAAAGACACTAAGGTAAACGAAGCTGTCAACGAACCCGAAGTTACTGATATTGATTTAGGCTTTGTTGAAAAGCGTAAGTTTAGGATTGCTGGCGACTTCAACAGAATGTTGGAACTTAATGTATCTGACCTGAACATAACAAAGAGATTATCTGTTGGTTATCCTAAACTTAAAACTCTGCTTACCGAAGCACAAGAGAAAGTAAATAGCATACCAGATGATACAGACAGCGACGATGCTATTGAGTTACTTGGTAAGCTCGGGGACGCTCTCGCAGAGATTGATGGCAAAATGCGTGAGACAATAGACTATATCTTTGATACAAATGCGTCCGAGGTATGTGCCCCCTCTGGTAATATGTATGACCCTGTTGAGGGTTCTTTTAGATTTGAGCGTATTATTGATAAGTTGACTGCCCTTTACACAAACGGCTTAAACGCAGAGTTTAACAAGATGAAGGACAGAGTAGAAAACAAGACAGGTAAGTACACTAAAAAGAGTAAGAAGTAATGTATGAGTTACCGACAACTGTTACGATAAATGACAAAACCTACACCATACGAAATAGAGGAGACTATCGTATGGTGTTGGATTGTTTTCAGGTGCTTAATGATATAGAGTTGTCGGAAAATGAGAGAATACTTGCTTGCTTGTTAATTTTCTACGAAGATTTTAACGAGGTAGAGAGCGTATTATCATTCGACGAGGAAGAACTAAAATCGTTGATTGAGGGTGCGTTCTCATTTTTTAATTGTGGACAACAACATAACCCGGCCGCAGATACTAACTACAAGACAATAGATTGGGAGAGTGATACCCAATTAATCTGTTCGGCCGTTAATAAAGTCGCTGGCAAAGAAATAAGAGCCGAAAGCTACTTACATTGGTGGACTTTTATGGCGTATTTTAATGCAGTAGGAGAGAGTGCATTAGCGACAGTTGTTGGTATTAGGGATAAGATTGCCAATGGCAAGAAACTTGAAAAGTACGAGCGTCAGTTTAGACAGGACAATCCACAGTATTTTACTTGGGATATGCGTACTTTAAAACAAAAAGAGGACGACGAGTTACTTAACCAACTCTGGCATAAGGAGTGATACCCTATGGCAAATAATGAAGTAGGATTTAGTGTAAACGCCGATATACGCCCGGCCAAGAAATCACTTAATGAAATTGTAAGTACCGCAAGCAAATTAGCTAACAAGATACAGGACGCATTAAACGTAAGTTCTGTTGAAAGCGCCACCGCAGAAGTTAAGAAACTGCGTGAAGAAATGGGTGCAACTGCTAAGGAGATTGGTACTGCAAAGAAAGCGTTTTATGCTTTTAACTTGGAGTCTGGCAGAGCAAAGTCGTTAAAAAATCAGATTAGAGATGTTACAAACGACCCCGAACGTAAGAAACTAAAACGGAGTTTGTATAGCGATAGGTCACGCTTAAAAAAGTTGGACCAAAATAGCCCAGACGACGCTGATAAAGTTAATAAGTTAAACGCTAAAATAGCCGAGACAGAGAAGGCACTTGAACCGTATGAGCAAAAAATAGAGAGCTTAAAGACTAAACTTGACGGAGTAAACGAGCGTTTAGCGAAAATGCCTAAAGCCGCAAAGGCTTTTATTAGTGAGTATAGCCACGCAGGTGAAGTAGCTGATAAGATACTTAATTCTGTTAATGGTGTAAACGCTTCTACCGAAGAGCTTGCAGGAAAAGCCAACAAAGCTAACAGTGGTTTTGAGGGTACTAAGACTGCGGCTGATGGCGCCGCAAAAGCTGTTGAGGGGTTAGTAGAGAAGGAAAATAAAGCTAACACTCCTACAAATGATAGAGCTGAGGCAGTAAAACAGGAAGACGCAAGTTTACGAGAGTTGCTTGCTACATTAGCAGACTATCAGACAGAGCTTGAGGCGGCAAGACAGAGCGGCCAAGACCTTACAGATATTGAACAACGTATTGCTGGTGTCACAGACCAGATAAATCAGAAGTTCCAGTTTTCAGAAGCTGGAGATAGTATTTCGAGTTTAACACGCAGGTTGTTAGAATTGCAATCGGCTAAACGTGAAATAGAGCGAGCTGGTATGCCAGTTCAATTTGGCGCGCAATACGACCAGATAGTTGTAGAGATAGAGAATGTTAAGGCCGCAATAAGTGATTACAAGCGAAGCCTTAACGGGGTTTCAGCTACACACGAAAAGACTGCAAAGAGTTCAAGAAAGTTACTATCTTCTTTGCCGAAGATAAAGTCTGGCTTTAATTCTGTTGGCAAAGCCGCTAATAAGGTAAAATCCTCGTTTGAAAGTATGGCTCGTAATATGAGGTCAAACTTCAAACATCTTATATCTAACTTAACAAAGTATGTATTTGGTTTCAGAAGCTTGTTCTTCCTTATCCGTAGATTAAGGATGGGAGTAAAAGAGGGGTTACAGAACCTTGTAAAGTTTAATGGCGGGGCTAATGATGTTAATTCAGCCGTATCAGCGTTAATGAGTTCTCTGTTATTCTTAAAGAACGCTTGGGCGGCGGCTTTCTCACCAATCATAACTTATGTTATGCCTGTACTTACACGTCTGATTGATTTTATCGCGGAGGTAGGTAACGCTATTGCGAGATTTATCGCCACACTAACAGGACAAGCAACTGTATTCCAAGCAGTTAAAGTTGACGCTGGAGATTACGCAAAGAGTTTAGACGGCGTTGGTGGTAGTGCTGGAGGAGCCGCAAAGAAAACAAAGCAACTCACAGATAGACTTGCCGCATTTGACGACCTTAATGTATTAGGTAAAGACAAAGACCCGTCTGGCACAGGCTCAGGCGGCGGTGGCGGTTCTGGAAATAAGTCTGCGCTTGACCCTAACGAAATGTTCAAAATCATACCTACAGGTGACACTCTCGCAGATATGGTTTTAAACGCTTGGAAGAACGCTGATTTTACTGAACTTGGAGAGCTTTTAAAGAACAAGATTATAGAGGCTTTACCGTCTGAGGAAGATTGGAAAGAGATACAAGGTGTTGCAAGCAAGATAGGCTCATCTGCTGGCACATTCTTGGCTGGGCTTTTTGGCGACCCCGAACTCTTTACTGAGGCAGGTAGAACAATCGGTGAGGGCCTTAATACGATAACTGCGGCCGCAACTGCTTTCCTTGACGCAACCGAGGGGGTTGATTTCGGTGGTAATCTTGCAAAGGGCATAAACAACTTGCTTCATACAACAGACTGGTCACAGGCTGGTAAGAACATAGGAAAGGCTCTTGACCAAATAACCACAAATATTCAATCTTTTATTGATAATCTTGATGCTGATGAAGTAAGCTCGGCAAAATCAGAGGTTATATC